GATGCTGTTCGAGTATTAGATAAAAGTGAAAAAAAAGTAACTGAAATAAAAAAAATAATAGATACTATAACTAATATATTAACTATATTACTTCTTATAGTATCAATATTAGAATCATTACCCAAAATCCCTGCTGAAATTAAAGAAAAAATAGCTAAATATAAAGCTATAGCGGAACTTATAAATCTTGTACTAAAAATAGTTAGCCCTATATTACAAAAAGAAATAAATCTTATAAGAAAATTAAGGGCTCAACTTAAGCAAATAGGAGATATATTTGAAAGAATAGAAATAGATAAATTAACACCATCTCAAATATTAGCTTTATTATCTACTCCAACAAATACAGAATTTGAAACATATAAAGGATTTAAATTTATTATACAAGAAGAAACTGGTCCTAAAGCAATAGTAATTAAAGGCAATAAACGCCGTTATGCTGCGGCCCTTGATACAAATAATGTAGAAGTATTAAAAAGTGAATCATCATTTACATTAGATCCAAATGATTTAATAGAACAATTAAAATTAATAATAGATCGAGAAAACCTAATAGCTTAAATATTTATATATATGAACATAAAATTATTCAAAAAACTAATCAAAGACGCGGTAACTGAAGCTATCTACGAAGAATTACCTGAAATATTAAATGAAGCATTGTCTAAACAAAATAAACAACAGCTTAACGAAAATAAAACATTTAATTTTACTAGTACTGACGCCCAATTACCAGGAGATGTACGTAGCTCACTAATGGCTAAAATGGGTGCTGAATTTGGCTTTCAACAACCACAGCAAGTATTAAAAGTTATTGATGCTGTAGATGAATCAACCGGTGAAAAGGTTAACCCATACTTAGCCTTTATTAATGATGCAGCGAATAATATGACAGTACAAGATAAATCAGGACTAAGAAATTTAGGATAATATGCCAATACCACAAACTATACGTGTTAACCCCTTAGATTTACAAGGAAATATTGGTCTTGGAGTCTCTTTACCCTTTGATGGTCCGTCAGGTCCATTTAACAGCACATATAGTACTAAAAATCAAATTAAATCTAATTTAATTAATTTATTACTTACTAATAAAGGAGAAAGAGTATTTAACCCTGAATTTGGAGCAAACCTAAAGACAATATTATTTGAAGGTATTACAGAAGACACATCTGAACTTATAAAGGAATTAATTAATTTTAATGTATCTATATTTGTACCCGAAGTACAAATTATTGACATATTAGTAAGCCCAGCTTCAGAATATAACAACAATTCAATATCAATTACAATTAAATATAAATTAAGAATTTCACAAGACGCAGATCAAGTAACAGTACAATTCATATAAAATGGCAGATAATAATGTATCATATTTAAATAAAACCTTTGGCGAATTCAGGTCTAATCTTGTAAATTATGCTAAGACTTATTTCCCAACATCATATAATGATTTTTCTGAATCAACACCAGGAAATTTATTTATTGAAATGTCATCTTATATAGGTGATGTAATGTCATTCTATTTAGATACCCAAGTACAAGAGAATTTTTTATTATACGCTAAAGAGAAAGAAAATTTATATGCTTTATCTTACATGTTAGGATATCGTCCAAAAACATCATATGCCTCTAATACTAATATTGACATATATCAATTAATTCCCTCATCAGGGTCAGGAGGAAATTTAACACCAGATTATTCCTATGCATTAATAGTACCTGAAAATACATCCCTTACTTCTACGTCTAATAGCACTAAATTTTTAACCACAACTAAAATAGATTTTAGAGATACAGGAAGTACTGAAATTAGTTTTGTAGATAGTAATTATTTTTTGCTTAAAAAAACAACCAAAGCAATTTCTGCTGAAATTAAATCTAAAAGTTTAACATTTAGCTCTCCTGAAAAATTTTCAATCGCTACCATTTCGGACACAAACATATTACAAATATTAGACGCTACAGATACTCAAAGTAACAAATGGTATGAAGTACCTTATTTAGCCCAATCTTCAGTATTTGATAAAGTATCAAATCCTACATCAGGAAGTGATGGTGTACCATATTTAGTACAACTAAGAAGAGTACCTCGTCGTTATGTATCTCGTTTTTTATCAGACAATACATTACAACTAGAATTTGGAGCAGGAATAGCTAATAAGTCTGATAATACTATACTACCTAATCCAGACACTATTGGACTAGGACTAGTACCTGGTATTTCTAATTTATACAATAATTTCAATGTGGCTTCTGTATTTCATACTCAGGAATATGGCTTAGCACCAAGTAATGATATTACTATTAGATATCTTGTTGGTGGAGGTATACAATCAAATGTAGCTTCAAATACCATAACTAATATAGACACGTCATTATCTTATTTCCCTAGCGGTGTTTCAGGCAATTTAGCTACAACTATTAAAAATAGCCTAGCATCAACAAACCCTGAAGTTTCGTCAGGTGGTAGAAATGGAGATCAAATTGAAGAAATACGTAATAATGCATTATATGCCTACCAATCTCAGCTACGTGCTGTAACAAGAGAGGATTATATGGTAAGAGCATTATCATTACCTTCTGATTATGGTTCAATAGCTAAAGTATATGTTACCCAAGACGTAGCTCAAGAAATGATACCTACTTCTACAGTAGCAACTACTGAAGGTCGTAATCCGTTATCATTAGATATGTACATATTAGGATATAATTCAAATAAAAATTTAACTACAGCATCCACTACATTAAAAGAAAATCTAGCAGCATATATTAATCAATTTAGAATGGTTACAGATGCCGTTAATATTAAAGATGCATTCTATATTAATATAGGAATTAATTTTGATGTTGTAATAGCTAGTGGATATAATAATAATAATGTTATAAACGATTGTATATTAGCTTTACAAGGCCATTTTAATATTGAAAAATGGAATATTAATCAATTAATTATACTTTCTGATATTACATCTCTTTTATTACAAATAAAAGGTGTACAAAACGTAATTAAAGTTGAAGTTGTAAATAAACAAGACAGTACAGGAAATACATATACTAAATATGCTTATGATATCCCGGGAGCTACAAGATCAGGTAATATTTATCCATCTTTAGATCCAAGCATATTTGAAGTTAGATTTCCTAACACAGATATACAAGGACGAGTAGTTCCATTTTAAAATAAAGCATAAATCAACATAAATCTAGTAAAAAATATTATACTTTATTAGCCTAAAAACACCAATTTGTCATATTTATATATAGTAATCATGTAAATTATGGCTGTTTATAAAATATTTCCTGAAAAAAGCGTTACAATTTTCTCGTATTATCCAACTTTAAATACTGGTTTGGATGAAATACTAGAACTTAGTACTTTTGAATCTATTGATAGTTCCAATGAAGTATCACGCATATTAATTAAATTTCCATCAAGCGAAATTAGCGACATTATAACTAATAAAGTTTCAAGTAGTGCATTTAGTTGTTCTTTAAAAATGTATCTATCTAATGCTTCTGAAATTCCATTAGATTATACTATATATGCTCACCCATTAGCTTCCAATTGGAATATGGGGACAGGAAGAGTAGCTAATTTACCTATTACAACAGATGGGGCTAGCTGGGGTTTTAGCCAAGAAAGTGGAAGTGGAGCTTGGTTCAATCCATTAGCTTTCCCAAGTGGACAAACGGGATCATATCAATCTGGTTCAAATATAGGTGGTGGTTTATGGTATACTAGCTCTCAGTATGTTGCCTCTCAATCGTTTACTCACACATCAACGGGCGATATTGAATTAAATATAACTAATATTATAAGTGCTAGCTATACAAATAAAATTTCAAATCATGGTCTTATCCTTAAACACAGTAGCTCAATTGAATTCACTACTGCTTCAAAATTTGAAACTAAATACTTCTCAGCCAATACACATACTATATACCCACCATGTTTAGAAATAAAGTGGAATGATTTTACATATAATACTGGCTCACAATCAGTAATGAATTCTAATTTATACTATATTAGTTTAGGTAATAATAAAAATAATTACCAACAAGACTCAGTACAACGTTTTAACGTTAAAGTTAGAGCAAAATATCCACCCAGAACATTTCAAACATCTTCGTTTAATTATGCTTTAGTAAATTATACTTTACCAACATCTTCATATTGGTCAATAAAAGATTTGGATACTGAAGAAATTGTCGTAGATTACGATAC